CCGAGGTAGAGGTAGCTATTGAGGATGTTGACGAGAAAGAGCTTTTCAAGGCAGCGAAAGATTGCGGCTTGAAGTTCGCTGATATGGAAAATCTGGAAGTGGTGATAGGATAAACACTGGTAAGTAGATATAGAAATAGCGTTAGAATTTGGCAAGAAAGCCGTTCTAACGCTATTTTTGTGACTTATTACTTTCAGATTGTTACTTTTTATAAAATTTAACTATAAAATATTGCGCAAAATGAACGGAATTGTGCAAAAAGCTGTAATTTTGTGGCAAATTCTTTCTTTTAAGAACTATAATTGCATCAACAACTAACAAAAAAGGAGGTTATATGACACTAGAACAAGAAACCGAAGTCCAACGGTTGATAAAGGACATTGATGTGACGGAGCTGATGGATATGCTTAAGAAGCATGGTAATCGGTATAGCAGGAGAATATTAAAGTTCTTCCGCTGGTTCTGCAAGTATGTGCCTATCATTATTATGTTCTTCCACGCTTATGGAATATGGGATTTCTCTCAGAATCCCCGTGAGATGTTTATCCCCTATAATGATAATATGCCTTGCTATATCTTTATTTATTTCATGGTTTACGTCCTGCCGATGGTGACGATACTGGCAAGTAGATTTTTCTTCTTGTGCCAGTGGTATCGCATTCCATTTATGTACTTCTTAGGCATCAATGCGGCTCATATTGTAGAGTTGAGTTGGTACACAACTAATGATATGGTGGATTCCTGCTTTACGGTCATGGTCGTGACAGCTATATTCTATTTGTATAGCTTTGCTAAAATGTTTGTTAACGAAACGAAACTAGGACGTAAAATTTGTGCATAAGATATGGGAAAGATATTGAATTATAAGATACTCGGAACGGCTTTGAAGTCGCTGAGTGATGCTTGCTTTAAAGCTGACGAGCAGCAGAGAAATGGTGAGAATGTCACCGCTTGCGGAATGAGCGATGATGATTTGGATAGATTGTGTGACATCATCCCCGACATGCTCAACCCTATGATGAGCACCGAGGAGGTAAAGGAGAAATTGCACGTTTCTGATGCTACCCTTAACAGGATGGTTGCTAGGGGTGACATTCCGAATGGCGAGTGCAAGAAGCGAGGGCACACAAGGTATTGGAAGAAATGGGATATTCTGCACTTCATTAAAAAGAAAAGAAAATAATAGTTGAACATGTAAGTGTTCCTTACAAGTTGAGTAAGAGAGGTAAGTGATTATCTCTCTTTTTTATTTTGCATTGATTTCGATGCTTTTAAAAATACAATATTTCAAGGAAATTATATACAATTATATACAATATTTCTTCAAAAATATATATTCGTTTATATGAAAGCATAAAGTTTTGCACTTTTTCGGGAAATCTATTTGATGATTAAATATTTTATTGTATATTTGCAGCGTTATTGTTTAATCATCAAATAGTTATCTTATGGCAGATAGAATTAAAGATATTGTTGTAGGCGTAGTTCTTGCACTCCTCGCCTATCTTAAACCGATTGAAGGCGAGTTATCTTCGCTTATGATCGTCTTCACTCTTAACTTCATATTCGGTTATCTTAGCGGTATGATTGCAAAGGGAGAGAACTTCGAGTTAAAGAAAGCAGTTGTGTGCATCGGTCACGCTACCGTGTTCTTCGTCCTTTGTGCAGCAGTATATGCAATCGGGCGATTCAAAGGACAGATGGAAGGTTCCGTTCAATGCGTTTCCTTTATCTCGTACCTAGTATTGTGGTTCTACGGATGCAATATTCTTAAGAACTTGAAACAGATATTCAAGAAGGATACCCCACCTTGGTACGTAGTGAGTTTCCTCTATTATCTCATGCGTTTCAAGTTTATCGAGAAGATTCCATATTTGTCGGACTATCTAAATTATGCAGAAAAGGAGGAAAAGATATGATGTTGTTAGCGATTATAATGGTGGCAGCTATTATGGGAGCAATTCTCGCATTTGGCTATCTGATTCAAGGTAATGATTATAATAAGGAGGAGTAAGTATGGCAGATTCAAAAAAACTCGTTCCGTTTATCCTCAGCTGGGAGACGGACAGATACACAAATAACAAGAAAGATAAGGGCGGTCCAACAAAATACGGCATCACCCTTGCAACCTGGAGAAGGGTCGGCTATGATAAGAACGGTGACGGAGTTCTGAATGAGGAAGATGTAAAGCTCCTCACCAAGGACGATTTTCATCGGGTTTTCAAGCAGAACTACTGGAATGCCTGCAAAGCAGACAAAATCCGAGATCAGAGTGTAGCCAATATGCTGGTTGACTTTGCCTACAATAGTGGAGTCAGCAGGGCGGTAACCTATCTCCAGTTGACATTAGGTATCACGGCAGATGGTATTATCGGGAACAAAACATTATTCGCAATCAATAAATCTAATGGTGAGAGGCTTTTTGAGAGATTCAAAAAAACAAGAGAAGATTATCTTAAGGGTATAGCGAAAGGAACGCAGAAAGACTTCCTTGATGGATGGCTCCGCAGATTAAGCTATATCACTTATGGACACTTAAAATTGAATGAATGATGAAATGGCACGACTACAACTTTTGGAAAGCGATTGTAAGCATAACGCTTGCAATATACATTTCGCTGCTCATTATCGGCTGCGGACCTACGAAGACAGTGACAAAACAGACGTATTTAAAAGACAAGTTGTATGAAAGAAAGTTCGATTCTCTCTTCACTACTCGTATGTCATACTCCTTCGATCAGTGGCTTCATTATCAGAAGCGCGAGAGCGGAAGAAGCACGAAAGATAGCAGCTATATTAAGGATAGCACAGCGACAAGGCTCGATGCGCAAGGTAACAAAATTGGCGAAGATAGATTCCACTATGAGAGCCATGTGCGAACAGAGAAGGAGGTTCAGAAGCTACTGGACAGCATCAGTCATTATAGGTCACTGAAGGATAGCGTTGCTATTTATCGTCATAGACTTGATTCGCTATCGAGTATCAAGCTTTCAAGCGATAGTACTACAAAGGTGATAGAAAAGCCACTTACGGCGGCTCAGAAGATTTATATTCAGATAGGGCAGGCATTCTGCTTTTGTTTAGTTATCATTGTAATATACCTATTATATTGTGTAAAAAGAAAAGGTTCTTAGTTAGAAAGTTTTTAGTTAGTAAGTTTTTAGGTTAGGTGTTTGATTGTATTCGGATAACTTGGCGGCTACTCATCACGAGTAGCCGCCTTTTTTGTTTGCAAAGTAAATTCTTTCGTTCTAAGAGGATAAAAAATGATACTACCTACTATCACCATAAACCACTGATTTATAGCCACTAACAAAAGCTATGATAGCCTTATAGCTTATTTCAAAACTATTTTCTAACTTTGCACACGTAACGTTACAAAAAGTGTTAGTTAAATATTAAGGTTAAATTAAAAATTCGGGATATGGAAAGTAAAACTTACGTGTTCAATCCAGAGAGCGGCACAAGCGGCACAGGCTCTAATGGAATCTTGGCTATGCTTCCTGCACTCATGCAGAGACAGGGCGTTGACCCAGGTCTTATTGCACTCTTGAACAACCGTGGAAACGGAAATGGTTGGGGTGAAGACATCTTTGCAATCCTTTTGTTGTTCATCCTTATGGGCAATAATGGTATGGGACTCTTCGGAGGTAATCGCTGCATGGGTTCCAATGGACAGGGTGGCGTTATGCCAATGCTTAACAATGATGCCAATACTGCCGTTATCATGCAGGCAGTTCAGCGCAACGGCTTTGATGTTCAGAGCTTGGCTACAGCCCTCAACACATCAAGTGACGCAGTCATGGCTGCAATCAATGGCTTAGGTCAGCAGATTTGCAACCTCGGCAATCGGATGGGCATGAATGCTAATCAGATTTTGACTGCTATCATGCAGGGTAACAACGCTATCGCTACCCAGTTGGCAGAATGCTGCTGCAAGACCAACAATGCCATAACTGCAATGGACGGCAACATCAAGTTGTCTATCTGTCAGCAGACACACGCCATCAATGATACGGCAAACGCCAACGCTTTGATGCTCCGTGACAAGGCAGATGCTAACAATCAGTCTGTCTTGGCTAAGTTGGATCAGATGCAGACACAGGCAATGCAGGATAAGCTCGATGCGTTGAGAGAGAAGAATAGTGCTCTGCTTGCTCAGATTTCCAATGAGCATCAGACACAGGCTTTGCAGGCTTATCAGGCGCAGGTCATCACACCAGTAAATGCAGCTTTGGCTGCGCTGCAGGCAGAGGTGGCTGGTATCAAGTGCAAGTTGCCTAATACCATCAGTGTTCAGTACCCTCAGTACGGAGTATTTAACAAGGACGTTTATACTGCTGCTGCCATGGGAGCTTATGCAGGTGATGTAGCGGCTTCTCGTTCTACTGTAGGATGTGGTTGTTAGGAAAGGAGGTAACTATGTTCCCTTTGTATCCATTCAATCCATTCAACCCAATGTATTTCGGTCAGCGCAATGGTCTCAGACGAGTTGACATCGGTGGCATCTATGAGCTTAGAACGAATGCACAACAGGTAACAGAGGCAAGTGTGGACTTCGGTATCAACCCTAACTGTTACAATGCCCTGCCTTGTGAAAGTGTTGTCTTGCTTAAGATACACCAAGGTGTGCCTACCGCTAGTGCTGACCTTCCTGTAAAGGTCGTAGTTCCTAGTGGCTCTACCACCGTGAACGGAACCACTAGCACGACTTCGGGAACTACAAAGACTCCCGTGGTTGACCACAACGGAACGGCAGTAACAGGTGCAGGACTGGCTAACGTTACGGAAGCTTTGGCTTACATCAACAAGAAGAGCGGTACCATCCGATTGCTTGGGTTTCAGCAGCCTACAGGCGGCTAACAGAGTATTAACTATGGGACAGATTGAAAAGTCTGTCCCACTAAAAGAGAAAGAAAATGTTTCAAGGACTAAGACAGTCTTCTCTCTTCTACATCTTAGACAAGGGAGGAGAAAAGCCGACTCTAAAAATCGGTCAAGTAATATCGGTCAGCAATCCTCAGCAGAAATATCCTAGCTATATGCCAGGACAGACTCCGACATTGGAGACGACCGTTGATGTTAAGGTACAAGTAGAAGACCAGCAGGTCAATTTCGAAAAGCTGCCATCTACGGCACAGATAGTGAACTTCGGCAATGAAGGTGTTGTTGTCAGTGACAGCAGAGAAGCTATGTGCGCCGAGATTGATGCTATGTTGCGACATTCCAAGGGAGTCGTGGAAAGTGTAGATTACCACAATGGAGTCATAAGCTCCTGCGAGGAAATGCTCACTAGAATCAACCCACAGATTGCCAAGGAGAAGCAGCAGGAGCAGGACATCAATAACCTCAAATCAGAGGTCAGCGGCATGAAGGGAACGCTATCCAATATTGAATCCATGCTGTCTAAGGCTTTGAGCGGTAACAATTTTAAAAAGTAATTGCTATGGGATATATGGTAGAAATTACGGAAAACAAGTTCGATGAGCTTGTTGACAACTGCGAGGAAATGGTTCGAGCAGGTGGCAAGGTTATGAAGTGCTTGGATAGTTTGAAGCGCGAGCGTATGGGTAATCGTATGCCAATGCCAGACTATCGTGACAAGTGGGATGATGATGATTGGCGCGACGAAGCCCGCTATGGAGAGCGACGCTACTATGGTCGCCGTGGCGGTGGACGTTACTAATGTTTAATTCGGTGGTGGGGATTTCTCCCTGCCACCCTTAATAGAAAAAGCTATGGGAAAATGTAGAATGCCTTTGGATGCTTACGATATGAAGCCAGAAGGAATGATAGCATATCTGAGATATAACGGCTGGCACTTCAACAAGAAAGCTTGCGAGTGGGCAGTTGCTCAGATGAGAAAATACAACCCAGTCACCAAAAAGGATGAGGAGGTTGAATACATGGATAAGGATAAGGTTGAATCCATCCTTACCAAGCAGGGAGTGACGCTTGAAAATAATGTAGGCTATGATCATGTCTATGTAGCTAACATGGTTAAGGCTGATTTCTATAAGTCTTCCATCGAGGACGAAGCTCACATGGCTTTGTTCGTGAAAGATATGGTTGATGATACCGACCAGAAGGATGGCTTCATCTTTAACAGATTCTATGCCGATTGTAACCATAATGGCATCGGCATTCCATGGGATGATATTTTATGATAAGTCAAGAGATATATCTAGAGAAGTATGATTGGAGGATTCTTGTGTTCTACGGTTTAAAAGCAGCAGATACCGAAGAGGTATGCAACTCCCTTGTGCAGATAGGCTGCACAGAAAAGGCGGTCGAAAGCGCAAGGGAGCATTGCTTGCGTGGAATGCCTAACACAGGTCTCACCTACTCCAACCTTGCAGATAGAAAGAGCGTGGCTGCTATTAGTAGGACCACATCGGAATATGAGTTCGTGAACACTGTCACACACGAAATGTTCCATGTTGTTACTCATATCTGCGAATCACTAGGTATTGACTTGAAAGACGAAGAGCCTTGCTACATAATGGGATGGCTCTGCCAGGCTATTAGTAGGATATTTATTTAAAATTTGAAAATATGACGGACATTAAATTAATGGTGGATGCTGCAAGGCAGCTAAACCAGACTTGGAAAATGAGCAGTAATGGTTTGGAGACGGATAATAATCCAAACGATGTGTATAATGCTTTGTGCGAAGTGGACGAAGCCGTCACCAATCTGATAGACAAGATTGGTGAAGCTACAAAAATAATTACATTAAGCAGCATCTACAAGAACGTATAAAGCTCTGATACTCAGTGAGTTAAATTTAGTATTTTTAACTAAAATAAAATGTGGTATATTTGCATATATCACATTTTTTTTGTATCTTTGCATATAGAAAGAGTGGTTATTTTGACTAACCACAGATTATGTTGAACCAATTAAAATCTTAAAAAGATGGAAGAAATTAAGGAAATCAAAAAGAATTATGAAATGGGATTCATTTCGTCACATGAATTTCTTTGTGAATATGCAGGCGTTCTTTCTAAACTTGGAGCGCAGGGTGAACTGATTGATGCTATGAATACGGCATTGGCACCTCTTGCAGATTTCGTAGTGAAGGACATCTTGAATGCCAAAGATGCCGAGAAGAAACAGATTAAGGACTTCTTTAATTTTAAGTAGATATGGGAGCTCTTCTTTTAATAAACGGATTGATTTTTCTGCTTATCGTAGCGATAGTAGATTTAGCAATGAAACATTAATAAAATAAGCCCTCGACATCACGGTTAAGTCACTTATATGAAAGCAATTAAAGTAGCAGTATTTTTTGATTGGATGAAGAACGTTATGGTTTCGTTTTCCGTTGATGAGTTGCAGGGTACTACATTCAGAAGTCATTTCGATGCAGTTGGTCTAGGTGATACGCAGGAGAGAAACGGATTCTTCCTGGCAGCCTATATCACAGACAACTCAGTATTACAGGATAGTTTTATGGAGGGAGTAAGAACATACCTTGATGATGCAGTTGTATATAAGTACGATTCTCCTTATCAAGAGAAGGATGTTCCGGAGAAAGAATTAATGTACATAATTGAGATTAAAAATGAAGACTAGCAGTTTATATGTTACTCGCGACGATGAAATGTATGACACAAAGAGCGGGTTTGAGACTTACGAGGAGGCTAATGAGTATCGCCTGGAGTGTCAGAGAGGTTGGATCAATCACGCAGATTATGTGTTCCTTATAACGAGGGATGCTACTGGGCGTTTTGTTAAGGAGACAAACTTGACAAAAGCAACAAAGGAAGAGAGAATTAAGCTTCTTGAAGAAGCAAGTATTCCATTAAAGTAATTTGTAACCAATTAAAATATTAAAGATTATGACAACAGCAACAATTTTGAGTAAGGCTGCCGAGAATATGGTAGCAGTTCCTTCTTCAGTTAACGAAGACAAGTTCTTTGATTTCGAGAAAGCCAAGACTCAGGCTATCACTCTCGATCAGTTGAGTCGCACACACCGCGAGGATGATGTTTACGGAAATCCACTCCGTGGTATCTATCACTTTGACCTTTTCAATAAGGTCATTGATGAGTGTACTGAACTCGGCTATAATGTGGAGGTTTACGATATGTTTGCCGCACAGAACAGAGACCGCCAGTCGCCTGGTGTAGTTCGCCTCCCACAAGTGGAGGCGGTCAAAGGTCAGCATGCGGTAGAGGCGCATATCCTCCGACGAGTTTATGCCAATATCCGTATCACTGATTTTGATAATGATGAGACTACGACTAATGTAGCAGTAGCCTTTCACCAGAAGGGCATTCAGATTGGATTCGGTCCGAATGTGATGATTTGCCACAATCAGTGTATGCTTTCTCCAGAACTGTATATGTCTAGCTATTCGGAGAAGGGCAAGAAGGGTTCCGGTATGGATGTGGCAGCAATGCTTGATACCTTGAAGTCGTGGCTTGTTGATGCCCGGCACATCATCGAGACTGATCGTGAGCGTATTGCCAAAATGAAGGAGACACGCATTTCTGCAGAACAGATGTTCTTGCTCATTGGTTTGATGACTGCTACAAGAGTAAAGGCAGATACATCACGAAAATCTATTCGTGAGAATATCACCTATCCGCTCAATCAGTCGCAGATTACACTCTTCACAGAGGATATGCTGGAGGCTTACCACGACAAGGAGTTTGTGACCGCCTGGGATATGTATAATTCTGCGACCAACTTGTATAAGGCGAACAAAATGGATATTCCAGCTCTCCTTCCGCAGAACAGAGCAATGGTTAACTTTATGAAGGCCAATGGTCTGATAATTTAATTGGTTCGAAAGGAGCTTCCAAGGGTTAGTCCTTTGGTTGCTCCTTATATAGAACGTAATCCAATACTTTTCTATTTGCAGCGTCTATATTGGCAACACTCTTGTCAATATAGATAGTTGTTGTCCTGTTTCCATGGGAATGCCCCAATGCCTCGGCAATGATTTCTTCGGGTATTCCTATGGAGAAGGCTATTGTTGCCCACGTATGTCTAGCCCAATACAGAGAGATATGTGCAAACAGAGGATTATGCTTCGTATGATATTCCTTCTGAAAATCGTGAGCTTTCTTTTTCTCGTTCTTTTCTTTAGTGACAGGTCCTATTGCCTTCAGCCCCTTGTTTGCCTTGCACACAAATTGCTTGTAATTTCTCATATTCTCTGAGAAATTGACTAGCTTTGCTTTTCCTCTATACCTATTTATTATCTGTATGGCTTCCGGTTCCAGTCTGATGCTATACAGTCTTCCCGTCTTCTTTCGCCTATACAGTAATCTTCCATCTACAACATTCTCGTCCGTACAATTAAGAATATCGGTAGGGTTTATCCCGATCAAGAAGAATGTAAGCTTGAAATAATCCAGGTACTTCTGCTGCCATGGCTGCACATTATAATTAAATAAGGTACGTAGCTCATCTACAGAAAGAGAACGTTTTTCTGTCTGCTCCGGATTTATATCGAAAGTTCTCATTGGATAATGGCTTGTTATCTCGTTATCGATGGCATCGTTGAAAACGGCACGTATGTTTCTGAAATGTATATTCCTGGAGTTCTTCTTTAATCCTTGTCTTACCAACTCGGCATCCAACCTTTTCAGCCAATCCTTTGAGATGTCTTCAAAAGCGTAAGTATCTACCTTGTTATCGAAATCGCGCATCTTCTTCAAAGTGGTTGCATATATTTCCCTGGTTCTTTGTGCTGAGCGACTATTCGTATATTCTATATACCTATTTATAAATAGGTCTTTCTTCTTAACATCAGGGTCTAGATAGGCCACAACCTTATTCTTTATTTGTGTTGAAGTCTGTTTGGTAAGCTCCCCTTTCATCTGAAGTTCCAATATGGCATTATCAATCTCGACCAGTTTGTTCTTGACAAACACTTCCAACCGTTGCTTGTTTGGTGCATCGACTATTCTTTGCTTCTTAGCATCCCATTGTTCTTTTTTCAGTTTGACGCCAAGAGGAATGTAAGCTGCCTGCCTTTTCTTGGTTATGGCAACTTTTAGCGGTGCCGGCTCTCCGTCCTTGACCGCTCTTGTATCTAAGTAAAGTTTCGTTGTTATCATTTGCAAGCTATTTGCAAGCAGAATTGTGCAAAAATGTGCAAGAATGTGCAAGAATGTGCAGGATTCTACTTAGTTGGAAAAAATACGATGTTTTGAAAATACCTAAAATTCAGTGTTTTCTGCGGAAAGAGGGGGATTCGAACCCCCGATTCCCTTTAGGGGAATACACGCTTTCCAGATGTGAAGCTTTTCGGTATAACTACCTTAACACTAACTAATTACAGAGACTCGATTTTTAATTTGCAAGCTATTTGCAAGCACGCTATTTTTTCGAGTTACCCAATATGCAGAAATATTAAATATATTTAAATATATCCACATATATTTTGATATATCAATTTTTTCATTTATCTTTGCGTTTGAATTTATAACATAGTGCAAAGATATAAAGAAATCCCTTTATTCTAGCACACTTTTAGACTATTTAACATGGTTACATCGATTCAGCCAAATATAGACCCAACTGCCCGATATACGATATCGGAGACTTGCGAACTGTTGGGCATACATCGCAATACCCTACGTTCATATGTAAACGCAGGGTATATAAAGACTGTGCAGAAAATACACGGGCAACGCTTCAAGGGTTCAGAGATTCTTCGTTTCTGGAACTCTTTCGTATAAACATTGGTCCTGTACCTAACAACAGCCACTCACACGACACACCATACCCTTCAGCAAGATAAGCAAGATGCTCGACACGCAGGGTACGCTTATCTCTGTTATGCTTTAGGGTATTCATATTTCCGTAGTTCAGACCGAACTCTCTTGTGAAAGTCTGTAAGCCCTTTATTCTTCTTTGGTCTTTGAGGACGTCAAGCGCCTTGAAGAATCTGTCGCTTATATCCAGGGCACGATCGGGAATATTCAATTTCATTTCAATGCCATTTTTTCAAGTAAGTCCATTAGACGTGAATTGATTTCGTCCTGCCTCTCTACATGCTTTGTTATCGCCTCGGTCTGCTTTTTGATAATCTCAATTAAATCGGCATCATTTTGGATTCCGTTGTTCTGATTACCGGAGCCATTGTTCACATTGTTTTCTGCGTTTACGAATGGAGAAGGCTCTATCTCGAAAGCCTTGACCTCTTCCTCGCCATACTCATCGTACAGTTTTTGAAACTGCGCAGGCGTTGGGTCTATACCCTCTGATTCGTATCTCGAAATGTTAGATTGGGAAATTCCCATAATCTCTGCCAGCTTGGACTGAAACAGTCCGTGAGCCTTTCTGAATTCTTTATATTTGAACATATCTGTATAAATTTGTTAAATTTGACTAAATATCTTTGATATATTTGCATATATCAGAATATATTTGTATCTTTGCATAAAGATATAAAACATAGTGCAAAGATAATGGAAAATATTCAAACATCAAACACTTTTGAGGAAAAATCTCAAAAAATGACCTTAAAAGGTTATTATCAGGGGTTGCCTTTGAGAAGCGCCCCACGATACGACTTCATCACGGAAGTTGCTAAACGCTGCAAGGTTACCGAGCAGACAGTTAGAAATTGGGTTCTATATGGTGTGAAGCCACAGCAGCATATCCACGTAGAAATATTATGTAAGCTAACGGGCATTAGCGAGGAGGACCTATGGAAGGATTAGAGTTCTATATGTTCGAGGATGAACTATGGTGTAAGACTTCAGACGGAAAGAATTTCATCGTTGATGAGACTCATACGGAGTTAGCGAAATACATTCTGGAAAAGGTTCGTGCTTGCTATCCGGAAGCATACAAGGCGTTGGAGAAGATTTACTCCAAGAGTGCACCTAACGAGAGTTACTACCAGTACCTCATGATGCGTCGATTTTGCAAATGCAACTTTTGTCGACTCGACACTACAGCTTTTGATGTTGTCGATGTTGACAAGGATGGAAAGTTCAACTTCGAGAAGGTCGAATGTCCAATGCGTGGTGAATGTCCTTATGAAGGTATCGTATGTTTGCCAAGGTTTAATGCTAATCTCTCTACTGCGGAGCTGCGTGTGATGAAACTGCTTTATGAGGGACGAAGCGAGCAGGAGGCGGCAGCGGAGCTATTCAACTCTCCGAACACGATACACCAGCACGTTAAGTCTGCGTATGTAAAACTAGGAATACATAAGCTCTCTGAGTTTATAGCCTATGCGAATAAGAATAATTTGTTCAACAATTAAATATTAGATTATGCCAATTATTAGAAAGAATGACGTTGTTGCAGAGCGTCCAGTGATTATCGTACTCTATGGTACTCCAGGTACCGGTAAGACATCTTTGGCTACTACGGCCAACAGTCCTTTACTCATCGACACCGACCGCGGCTTTGACCGTGCCGTCCAGCGCCCAGACATTGTTGTCACTGCTTCACGCTGGGAGGACATCTATAACGCAGAGGTTATCGGTTCCTATGTTGTTGAGGATGACAAGCAGGTTTGGAAGCCAGGTTTGATCAGTGAGTGTAAGACCATCGTAGTAGATACTGCCAAGGCTATGCTCGATGACTATCTCAACGCTTTTGCTATTCAGCAAGACCCTAAGCTGGGAACTAACTCATTGAAGCGATATGGCGTGATGGGAGAATTGTTCAAGCAGTTTGTCGGCATTCTCCGTTCTAACAACTCTGACATCATCTTCATCTGCCACGATAAGGAGACGCAGGAGGGAGACTACATCAAGCATTCTCCAGACTGTACAGGACAGAGCAAGGACTTGCTCATCCGCATTGCGGACCAGGTAGGCTACATCTGCAAGGAGAACGGCAATCGTGTTATCAAGTTCGAGCCACAGGACAATCGTGTTGGTAAGAATGTTGCAGACCTGCAGGACACTTGGATTCCAGCTTACGGAACAGAAGAGTTTGATACTTGTATGGCGGACATCATCAAGAAGGTGAAGAAAGCCATCGTGAATAAGTCTGATGCTCAGGCTAAGGCGCAGGAAGCCGTTGATGATGCCCGAAAGAAGCTTGCAGCCGTGGAGACTGTAGATGATGCAAATGCGCTCATCGAGGTAGCTCACGGATTGAACAAGATTCATCAGAAGGCATTCATGAATCAGATGATTAAGGAGCTTGCCGCCAAGGGCATTGACTTTGACAAGAAAGGCAAGAAGTTCGTCAAGCACGAGGATGCAGCATGATGAAGCCTTTGATTAGAGTTACCCAGCTAGAGAGCTTCAGACGATATATGTCTGGCGAATATGCTTACGTTACAGAGCAGGACGTTATAGACAATATCACAAAGAAGTTCGAGGGCAACGATTACACAAGAATAGGAACTGCCTTTCACTCCATCGTGGAGACTGGCAGTCCCCATTGCTTCAAGGAGCCGGAAGGTGTTCGTCATTTCACCTATTATAAGAAAGATAAGACAGAACCCGTTCCAAAGGGAAGAAGGTTCGTCTTTGATGAAGGTGAAGCGATTCTCGACATTCCTCAATGCAAGGTTGCTTTGAAATACAGAAATGAGCATCCTGGCGCCTTTCATGAGGTTCGTGAATACAAGGATTTCGGCGATGCCGTTGTCACGGGATGTGCCGATATGATTGACGGACTAGAGATAAGAGACATCAAGACTAAGTACGGACCGGTATCAGACAAAGACTATATAGACAGTTGCCAATGGCAGCTTTACCTAGAGTTGTTTGAAGCTGATGTGTTCCATTTTGACTTGTTTGTCTTTGAGGGCTACAATAAGGATAAGCACAAGGGAGACGTGAGAGGTCTCAAGCTTACTCCTTACGAGCCAGCAATCACTTGTTACAGATACCCAGGTATGGAAGACAAGAATCACGCGCTATTGCGTGACTTCCTCAAATGGGTAGAAATGAGAGAATTATTACCATATTTACCATTAACAGAATCAGATGGCTAATACAATGACAGGAAGGGTATTGCTCATCGGCAATGTCGAGGAAATACCCAGCAAGAGCGGCGGAGAGCCGTTCAGAAAGAGAGTTGTGGTTCTTAACTGTACACACTCGAATTACGGAGATGTGTATGAGAACTACCCAAGTTTTGAATTCAGCGGAAAGCACGTGGATGATCCTGCGGATTTTGCGGTTGGCGAGATTGTTACCATATCTTTTGCTCTTCAAGGTACCAAGTATCAGAAGAGTGCAAATGACCCGATAAAGTATTTCAATACCATTTCGGGTTACAAGATAGAAAAGTATCAGAGAGGCGCCAATACGCAGCAGCAAGCACCTCCACCACCGCAGCCGCAAGGAGCTCAGTCACCGGCACCGCAGCCGGGCAAAGATGATGACTTGCCATTCTAGTTATGATTTTCAATCTCAACAATTACAAGGATAGGGCAGACTATAAGGACTATTGCAATGGTCTTTACATGGATGCCTTGAAAAGCGGAAAGGGTTTTATCGTGGAGGTGAAGAAAAAGCACCGTCCACGTTCCCTTGCCCAAAACAGCTATCTGCACGTTTGCCTTCAATATTTCGCATCAGAGTTCGGCTATGATGAAGAATACGTGAAGTACAACATTTTCAAGCAGATAGTAAACAGAGAAATCTTTGCAAAGCAGAGAACAAACAGAAGAGGACAGCCTGTAACCTATTGGAGAAGTACGGCTGACCTTGATACAAAAGAATTAACAGACGCTATCGAGAAGTTTCGGAACTATTCAAGTATGGTTGCAGGGCTGTATATACCCGAGCCTAATGAAGAAGCAGCCTTGCTTGAAGCTCAGAAACAGATAGCATTATATGAAAAGTATTTATAATTATGAAATCAGATTTGAAAAATTATGTTCCAGCGAACATTGAGTTTGTATTAGAGGATGGTGTTAAGGACATTTTTCCTTTGGAGTTAGACTTCCTTGCTTTGAGTAAGGAAAACCTTTGCGGAGAGAAGCCTTTGAAGAATAAGGCAGACATCCTTAAGTTTGTCGGAAAGCACTTCACGGCGACCTTCCCTGACAATGAGTTGGTTACACGTTTCCTCGATGAGTTCGAGAAGAAGAACATCAGAGAGGAGTATTGCACACTCGAAGAGAACGTGGTGCCAGCTCGCAAGCTGGAATTGGAGGAGACTTTGGAAAAAGCCAAGAAGATGAAGAAAGAGGCAGAAGAGGCTTATGCTTCTGTCCTTACGGAAGTAGCCAAATATGCCGCTGAGGTGCGCCAGGGAACTGTTGACATGCGTCTTAAGTCAAAAGACGTGTTCTGTATTGCATTGGCAGGTTACTATCTCGTATATAACTGGGATGCAAATTCAGAGAAGTTCCTGCTCGCAAAGGCTTATGATATCCCAGACCGTTCTGAGATTTGGGCTAACGAGGTCAAGAATCGCGAGAGTATGAAGGAGGTCTTCGGATTGGAGTTCCCGGAAGAGGAGCAGCCAAAAGAAGAGGCTCAGTCAGAGCAGTCTTCAGATGATGACGATGATGAATTACCATTCGGCGAGTAATGAAGTACACTCTTAGAAATTATCAAAAGCAAGCTAGTGATGCAGCCGTAAGGCTGTTCACTAGCAAGGCTGACAAGAACGGACTGGTTATCCTGCCTACGGGTGCAGGAAAGAGTTTGGTGATAGCAGATATTGCCTCTCGCCTGGAAGGACCGCTGTTAGTCTTTCAGCCCAGTAAGGAAATTCTTCAGCAGAACTTTGCCAAGCTGCAAAGCTATGGTATCTTCGATTGCGGTTGCTATAGTGCTTCTGTAGGATGTAAGGATATAAACAGAATAACCTTTGCCACCATTGGAAGCGTGATGAACCGTATGTCGGATTTCGATTGTTTCAAGAACATCATAATTGACGAATGTCATTACGTAAACTCTAAAGCTGGGCAGTACAAGGAGTTCATAGAAGCGAAGAACAGACAGGTTGTTGGATTAACAGCCACACCATACCGCCTTGATCGTGCCGAAGGAGGTTCCATATTGAAGTTCCTCACGAGAGTCAGACCTAGAATATTTTCAAAGGTTATCTATTGTTGCCAGATTGGAGAGCTGCTTTCCAAAGGCTATCTCGCAGACTTGCATTATTATGATTTGACAGAATTGGATTTAAGAAGAGTCAGAAGCAACTCCACCGGTGCAGATTATGATGAAAGAAGTCTCCTCGCAGAGTATGAGCGTTGCGGATTCTATGATAAGCTATCAAATACAGTAGTCAAGGTTCTGCAGACTAAAAGCGGCATTCCTAGAAAGGGGGTACTTGTATTTACTGCTTTCACAAAGGAGGCTAGGCAGCTGGTTGATAAGCTTCAATCACTCAGAATCAATGCCGCCATCGTGACAGGAGAGACACCTAAAAAGGAGCGTGAAGCCATTCTCGAAGGATTCAAGAGGAGAGAAATAAAGGTTGTTGCCAATGTAGGTGTACTGACTACGGGATTCGACTACCCTGCCCTAGACACCGTCGTCTTGGCACGCCCGACGAAATCTCTCGGGCTCTACTACCAGATGGTAGGTCGCGCTATCAGACCTTTTGAAGGCAAGGATGGGTGGATAGTTGACTTGTCGGGAAACTATAGTCGTTTCGGGAATGTTGCAGACCTCTTTATTAGCAGACCTCCAGGAACCACAAAATGGGCGGTATATTCTAGAGGAACACAATTAACTAATGTAGTATTGAAATAAAAAGATATGTTTCCATTTTATAATAAAAAGAAGAAATCTCCTTCTGCTCCCAAAAAGAGAAAGAAGAGTAAGCCGGATTTAGTAAAGAGGCTAGACAAGGTGTTTGCATTGTATATTCGTCTGAGAGACTGCATGCCAAGCGGCATGGGACAATGTATCAGCTGCGGAAAGATAAAGCCGTACAGAGAGCTTGATTGCGGTCATTTCTTCGGACGTTCCAACATGGCAACCCGATTCGACGAAGACAACTGTAATGCAGAATGTATTGGGTGCAACAGAGTGAAGTCAGACCATCTTATATACTACCAGGAGAATCTGATAAAGAAGATTGGTGTTTCTCGATTTTCTACTCTGCGAGAGCGTGCCCACTCCATCAAGAAATGGGATGACGATGAGTTGGAGAAAATGATCAAGTATTATACTAACGAAGTAAAGAGACTGAGTTATGAGAAGGGTATCACTGTTAATCTGTAAAAAATATAAATCCCCAGTGTTTCACAACACCGAGGACTTGAACCAATTAAAATCCTATAAAGATTATACTTTAAAGGGATTTGTTTGCAAAGGTAATGAATTATTTTCAAATTGCCAAATAAATCCCATAAAAAAAGCCCGCTCACCAGCAGGCTAAAGAGGAATCCTATAGCATTCTTTTTTAACAGACGCTATGGAAAAAACTTGTTGCAAAGGTACTAAAAAATATCGAGATAGCCAAATATATATTCAAATATATTTTGGTATTTTTGAATATTTAACTTAATTCTTTTGCATATATCAGAATGATTTCGTAATTTTGCATTAAAGAGGAAATAATAGTAACAATTAAAATATTATACAATATGGAAGAGACGGAATTTCTCAGAGATTTTGAAGGAATCAAGGACTACAGAACGTTCTTGGTAGGCTTGGACAAACAGTTCAAGTCGGCAGGTGTGTTGTATCGTGAGTTTAAGATTTTGGAGGGGATGGCTTCTATAGCTTTAAAGATTAGCCCTTCTATCCACAATTTTATCTCTAAGCAGCAAAGTGCTGTTTACAGTAAGTTACAGACAGAAGTTGACTCCCTGGCAAATAGTATAAAGCGAGGTAAGATATGCTTCATTAAGAACGAGGACTTGAACCAATAAGATTATGAAATATAATTGCATCAGAAATAGTGATTCTTCAGAAGTAATGAGAGCAAGGGTGAAGCACGGCATAGCTGCCTACGGCATCTACGTTGCTCTTATGCAACTATTGGAGGAAGACGAGGATCATAAGCTGTCAAAGGATTATTCTATGATAGCTTATGAGATGCGTGTTGATGTTTCCGTGGTGCAATCTGTAGTTGAGGATTTTGATTTATTTGAGGTTGAGGAAGAGTATTTCTATTCTAAGGAACTTTCAGACACTATCGAGCAGGCAAGAAAAATCAGCGAAGCTAGAGCTAGAGCCGGTCGTGCCGGAGGTGCAGCAAAGGCTAGAAATTTCGTAGCAAAGGCTAGAAATTTCGTAGCAAATGCTAAGGAATCTTCTAGCAAATGCCAAGCAAATGCTACAAATTCTCTGGCAAATGCTACAAATTCTCTGGCAAATGCTACGGATATTCTAGCAAATGCTAGCGAATCTCTAGCAAATGCTAAGCAAATGCCAGAGTCCAAAGAAAGTTCCCCAAACCCTTCAAAGAATATATATTCCGTTCCTACGGAACGGGAAGATAATATAAAATTATCTTCTCCTTCTAGCGCGCGCACGAGGAAATCGAAACCGAAAGAGTTCACCATCTGCCACAAGGGACGGCAAATATTCGAGAAGTATTACCAAGAACTCTATGACTCCGCCTATTATTGGCAACCCAAGGATGCAAAGGCTATGAACTCTATCCTAAAGAAGATTTCTTTTGCTAGAAGTCACAAAACAGTGCCGCTTCCGATAGATGACGAGAGCTTGCTTAAGGCATTGGAAGAGTTTCTACGTCGTATCGACAAGACTTGGATAATGAACAATTTTTCGGTTAACAAAATTGATTCTCAATACAACGAGATAGTATCAGAAATGAAAAATCATAGACAAAACGTAACAGACAATGGAAACAATACAAAGACAGGATGGAAAGCTCCAGACCACAAAGACACATCAGCGTATCGGTCGGGGTTTGGAGTTGCCGTTGGGAAATAGAGAGGCCAAGAACTTTCTTTACTATGCCTATAAACGAGAGGTAGAGAAAAGAAAAAGAACGTTCGTCTTCACTGACGAGCTAAAGGAAGCAATATCGAAAGTCGGGGATTTTCTTACTACAGAGACCAACTTTTACGGGTTGTTTATGCCTGGCAGCATTGGAAATGGTAAGACTACGATGCTAAAGGCTATCCGAGATTTGCTAGTTTATCTTGTGGACTCAAACAAGATTAGCTATTGCGAGGGTGACAAATACCCACGTTTCGTCAAGGCTAGAGATATGGCTTACATGATTCACGATGACAGAAATGAGTTCAGAGCAATCAAGAATGCCAAGTTTCTCTTGATTGATGATTTGGGTGCCGAGCCAACGGAGATAGTCGCTTACGGGATGCACTACAAGCCGTTTGACGAGTTGTTGGACTATCGTTACGAGCAGATGCTGCCCACGATTATCAGCTCAAACCTAACGGCCGTTGACATAGGACAGAAGTACGATGATTCAAGAATCGTAGATAGAATGCACGAAATGTTTGACATTTTAAGTTTTGAGGAGGAATCGTTCAGATGAGTTTAGCACAATCACCGTATCAGAATCAGCCATTAGTGAATGACCCTAAGGCTGAGCAGTATGTTATCGGAAGTCTTCTCATTGACCCTACGGCTTACACCGTAGTCAGTCAGTATCTAGATGAAGACTGTTTCTATGACCCTATATGCCGTGACATTTGGAAAGCCGTGGACAACATGGGTAAGCACGGCATGCCGATAGATATCATATCCGTATCATCCGAACTTGGCAAGCAGAAGTCGAACGTGACTTCGTTGGACCTGATGAACATTTCGGCACAGATTGCTTCGTCAGCTCATGTAGAGTATCACGCCATCAGATTGCAAGACCTTGGCAGGAGAAGAAAGCTATGGGTAGTAGGCCAGCAGCTTTCCAAGGTGGGATTGTCGGAAGAAGTGCTGACCGCAGATGCCCACCAGGAAGCGATTGAGAGTATCGGAGGAGTATTCGAGAAGGCTGATGGAGTATTCACGCTCAATGATGCAATGAACAGCCTAAACGAGATAATGGTTAAGAACGCCACCGTTGGAGGTGTTACGACAGGAACCAAGACCGGTATGGAGCGATTCGATGAAAAAGGAGGTCTGCAGAAGTCTGACTTGATTATCGTAGCCGGCGAAACTTCTCAGGGAAAGACGAGTCTTGCGCTTTGTATGACAAGACACGCCATCGAAAACGGAGCAAAGGTTGCTTTCTATTCTATGGAAATGACGAAGGAGCAGCTTACGGCACGCCTGCTTTCCGCCAAGACGAACATTCCGGCCAACAACATCCTTTATTCGGGCAGTCTGGCTCCAAGTGAGATAAGGATGATTGATGATGCTAGAGGCAAGTTGCCCGGAGAGAATTTATTCTTTGATGACAAGAGTACGTCAAACATAGACTCTATCCTTCTTTCCATCCGAATGCTTAAGATGCAGAAGGACATAGACGGAGCCGTAGTTGATTACTTGCAGATTCTTAATGTAAACTCCAGGAGTACGAGTTTCAGCAGGGAGCAGGCTATGGGTGATGCCGCACGAAGATTCAAGAACCTCGCCAAGGAGCTGAACATATGGATCATCGCCCTAAGCCAGTTGTCTAGAGATAGCAACTGTCCCGAGCCGAACTTGAACAGACTGCGTGATAGCGGACAGATAGGAGAAGCTGCCGATGTTGTCATCCTAGTCTATCGAGCAGAGTATTACAACAGAGCGTACCCTGCCCCATTCGACAATAAGGATGACTACCCTACTGACGGAACGGCTATGATAGACGTTGCCAAGGGACGTAACATCGGGACATTCAAATTCTTTATGGGATTCAACAAGAATACGACAAACTTTTTCAAGACAAATTTAATCAACGAGGAAGTGCAGGTTCCTTTCGAGAAGCCAGAAGAAATAGATGCACCATTCTGATAATCAGACAGTTACAAAGTATTAAAATTTAGTATTTTTAACTAAAATAATCGTTGGTATATTTGCATATATCAGAAAAATTTCGTACCTTTGCATATAGATAAAAGGTAGTACTTTTGATTATCCAGAGCCTACCTTATAAGTTGAACCAATTAAAATTATAAAGATTATGAATACTTCTAATGAGTTAAGAAAGAACGAAATTGAAAACGAGGTTAAGAACTTGTTTAAGCAGTTTGGCGAACATGCAGAAAACATTATTTCTGTATGCCCAGGATGGAAGTTTGTGAACGTTCAAGATTCTCGCAATCAGGTAAAAGTTAAGTTTGCTTTAGCTTGCGATGAGAACAGAGAGTTGACTGTCGTGTATAATGAATGCAAATGCGGATTTCAGGGAAACGTTGAGTTCACAACAGAAATAGACGCAGCATCCAGTATTGATATAGACAGCGCAAACTGCAAGGCCATGTATTATATTGCTCTAGGTTCATTTCTGTCTAACAAAGACCTTCAAGACAAGCTGCAGTCTGAAATGAAAAGTTTCTTGCATAATGTAGAAACTAAATATAACGAGTACAATAAATTAGACCAGGAGGATTAATTATGGAGACACTTTCTGAGTACATGCTTCGCAGATTCTGTTCTGCTTATCCATCGGTTCCAATTACGCTTTCAAAAGTCAAGGCTTATCTTGACACGGTTGATGATTGGAGAGAGTTAGATGATAGCCATTTGGCACTATTATACAATTTCAATCTTAAAAAATAGAAAGGGAATAATTATGAGAAATTCAAATTTCAATCTTATCAAGTCGTTAGGCTACATCGTAGTTCTCGTTAGCTTGACACCTTGTTCAGTACCTCACGAGTATTGGAAGAATACGAATGATGGTCTTTTGTACGGTCACGTTGGAGATAGCGAGGAAGAGTACAAACTGCTGATGACGGAGGGTAAGGTATGACATATTACGAGTTCAAGAAACAGCAGCAGGACGAGTTCAACAAGCTGCCAATGAAGGCTGTATTTGGAGACAAGCAGTTTAAGGAAATGATGGCTGAATGGGATCTTACCACAAGTAAGGAAGACCTGGAAAAGATACGTTCCATCGGTGCCGGTGTTTATTGCCTCAAAAAGGACTACCACCTGTTCATAGAATTTGGCGAGCGTTCCGTCAAGAAATCCGAGGAGTTTCTGAGCAGCGATGATAATTTGGTGGATGCCTTGAAATATGAATTTGGCAATCATGAGTGTGGCCTTACATTTGAGTTTGAAAATGGTATCATCGCTTTGGGATATACCGTTAAGGAGTTTCTTTCAGATGACAGAAAGAAGAAGCTTTTTGTAAAGGCACTTAAGGAATACATTAATAGTCTGGAGGGTTAATATGAATACAAAGAGTTTCGGAAACGGATATGTAGGTATCAAGATCAACAGTATTTCTGAAATAATGAAATACAATGCTCTCAAAGAGCAATTTTCTATTTGGAATGAGTATGAAGGCACGTTTGATTACGATGTTGAGGTTACGGATGACGATGGAAACGTCACTGAACGAGAGCCGACAGAAAACGAAAAGATAGAGCGTTACCTGGAAGCTTTCAATAATGGAACCGTTTTATATGCAGTCTTCAATTTGGATTGTGGACGAGTCTTTTCTGATTTGCCAACGACATTCCAGAGCAAATATGCTGTCGGACAGAAGGTCTTCATTATGATGGACAACAAAATTGTTTCGGGTAGAATCGTCCTTATATCTCTTTCAGACTATGAAGATGACAAAAAACTGTATGTTGATTATCATTCTAGAGATATAGGCGAAAGAATATACAATATAGTGAGTATAAATTTGTGTCCTACAAGCTATCGAAATTATTATTCTTTCAGTGAGCGCGACCGTATAGAAAGATGTCTCAAGGCAGCACTAAATAATAATTATGTTGTCCTAGAGATAGACAGAAACTATGTAAGTAAAAGGCTTGGAGATATATTCTCTTCAAAAGAAGAACTTGTCAAACATTTAATGGAACAATAGTTATGAACGTTATAAGAGTGACAGGAAATACAAAGAACAGAATAGATGCCATCTTTACGGGCAGCAAGTATCTGTTCTTCAGCCCGGATTTCGGATTGGTTGCTATTGCAACAAGGGTATCAATGGATGAAAACTGCTCCTACTTCAATGTTGAGCTGACAGAACAAATTAAACCTAAGTTGATCTACAAGGTTGTTGAAAAGGAAGAAGCTTCCATTAAACGTATCTGCCAATTCAACTGCATCAATTTAGGAGAAATGCCACAGCATACTCTTCCATACGTGATAGACTTAACATTGGAAAGGAGATAGCTATGGTTGTAAAGGAAATGGTTCAGTACAAGAGAACTGCTGATATGGAAGAACTCTATCTGATGCTCAATAATGATTCTGTAGCCTACGACCTTTGGCACGATGCTGCAGAAAAGTACGCCCTAAAGATGGTAAACGGAGAAGCAGTAATGATGGAGAATGTCGCCCATGTGATGATTGCGAGGGTCACTCAGTCTTGCGACAGGTTGATCAACTGGCGCAGAAAGCTGATTACCGATGCCCTAAATATTACTAAGGAGCAGAAAGAAATTGTTGCGTGGCAGTGGTTCTATAATAGTATGATGGATTTATATACTTATTATAAAGGTAGGCAAAAGTAGGGTTTAACATAACGGGTAGTAAGGACACCCACAAGTTAGATACCTTATTCTTATCTGGCAGCCGGAAAGACGGCAGCCTACCTTTCAAAAATATACAATATGAAGGATTACGATTACTTATCTCTTATAGTAGAGATTTCCCCACAGCATCAGAGCTGTTCTGGAGATATTAGGGATTACGAGTATGTTTGCAGACTGGATTGTGTCGGTGACCATAATGAAATATTGGAATTTATGCTTCAATGGGATTATGGAGAAGATACATCAGATACACAAACTGAGTTAGACAAATATGAAGATGTGCTCATCGAGACAGATACACATATACTTGCAAAATGTGAGTCCAGGAACTTCGGCTGGCAAGGTGACGCATTCTTCCTTTATAGAAAGGATAAAAAGAAATGAAAAATATTTATCATATACATCAGTCTTCCAATTCCTATTGGGATAGTCATTGGACAGACACAGATTATTATCTGTGCGATAGCGAGGAGGAATACCAGCAGAAATTGGCTGAATATACCGAGGAGCGTAATCAGATTGAGAAGGATTTTAAGGAGAATCCAACAGAGGCCAACAAGTATCGTGCATTGTTCTTTCAGCTCAGCAAGGAGCAAAAGGTACATGCTAACGAATACTATTACGCACATGAATGGTGCGGCAAGGAGTTCGATGCTTTCGGTTTCTGCTGGAGTAAGAGGTTGGAGAGAAGCACGCATTACAAGTACTTCTTGAAGCCGGGTTCCGTAACAAATGAAAGCGTAAGTTCTGCCGTTGGCAGATTTACAGGATATGGAAGTTAAACTTAATAAGATTGGAGGTGATTTATGTAAAAACAAGTAGTATTATCACTAACAGGTCGGGGATTGATTATATAACAATAGTAATAATGTTCTTTATTTTGTTGGCAGCTCGGAAAGACGGCACCCGACCTTTAAAATTTAATCATTATGGAAATAGAAGAATTAATAAAAATAGCAGAGTCTGATTCTTGGACTGTCACCGAAGAGGAATACACGAATGGGAAAGGATTGCTCTTTTCAAGATTTTCACCTGCAGGTCAAGACTTTTCAATATCAACCGGACCATTTGAAAGTGCGGAAGAATTGATCAACTGCATCCACCAGCGTTACGTAGAATTTGATGCTGACAGTGAAACATATTTATGGTTAGACAACGATGGCCATGGAAAGAACGGAGCACCATATCGCATGAGGGATGTGCTGGAAGATATGGAGGCTTGCAAGAAGATGATTTACGACTTATTTATTTGTTATCGGGACGCTTATGAAAAGAAGTGAATTATTTATGGCTTGCGCCAATGAGTACAGTTACAAATGCAATTCTGATTGCGACAACTGTCAGTTATACCTTCGTTACTTAAAAGAAAAGGAGGATTGATTATGAAAGGGAAAGATATTATCTCGGTCAGCAGTTTTGGCGTACAAACATACTATCCTATCGGACAGAAGCTTAGTATAAACGGGAAAACCTGCGTGGTAGCGGAACGTGGAGATTGTGTTAATTGCGTCGTTTGTGTACCTAACGTTCCACTTCACGACCAAGAAGTTACTTGTGCAAACCTAGCTTGTACTGCTGACGAACGAGAAGATAAAACTAGCGTTCATTTTAAAGAGGTTTAATTATGAAGGTATATCTAATTTATAAAGATGATGCCTGGCATACAAAGGGAAGCGGCGAATTGCTTAGAGTAGCCGACAATCTTCAGAAGTGCTACGCAACAGCCGAGGCCAATGGAGCTTCGGAAGAGCAACTTAGAGATTTGCGCAACATTGGACAAAGTCAGTGTAGTGGGAAAAGTTACGAATTTAACATAGAAACATGGGAGGTTACATAAAATGAAATATGATGTTTGCATTCAAGAAACTTTGAGTAAGACAATAACCGTAGAGGCAGATACAAACACGGATGCTTGCTCTATGATTAGAGAAAAGGTTAATAATGGTGAGATTGTCCTTTCTGCTGACGATTTCACTGGTTGTAGAATTATAACAGCACAGGAAGCTTATGGAAGTGAAGACAACGAAGACTGAGTACAGAGAACTGCTTAACGTTCTAGAAAAAGCAGCTAATCTGATTGACGAAAAAGCAACTCGAGCCAGAGAACTTGATTTAGCTAGAAGATTAAGCAGGTCAAAGGCTTTGCTGGTAAAAAGAAATGGCAGTCTTCAAGGAGAAAGCGGCGATAGTCATTAACGGCATCGTGTACGTGGCGGAACCAATGGATGACTGCGAGGATTGTGCGTTTTGTACGGGCTTGGCACAATGCAGCGTAGATTTCATTTGCATCTCTATGAGAGAAGCATTCCGTAAGGGATTCAGAAACAAGCCTATCGGTTTCAAAAAATGGAAAGGTTATGAAAGGAACAGAAACATTCAAGAAGGTAATCAAGGCATATCTTGACAAGCGTGCAGCAGAGGACGAGCTTTTTGCGAAGGATTATGCCAATCCGGGCAAGAACATCGATGATTGTTGCGACTTTATTATCTCAGAGGTCAAGAAATCCGGAAGGAATGGCTTTGACGATGATGAGATTTACGGAATGGCAGTTCATTATTATAATGAAGAAGAAGTCTCATTTACTAAGAATCAGAATTGCACCATTGTTACAAATCTCTCAGACCAGACTAAGGAGAATCTGGAGAAGAAGGCTGAGGAGGAGTTCAAGCAAGCCAAGATCATGGAGCTCAAAAAGAAGGAGTCCGCAGAGAAGGAACGCTTGAAGAAGAAAGCCGAGGCTCAGAGAAAGAAGGATGCAGAGATTGGGCAGTTGAGTTTGTTTGATTTTTAAATATGTGAGTTATGAAGCCAAGAAATAAGACAGAACGTGAAGTTGTAAAACTCTCAGATAGAATACCGGAGTTGTCAGATAAGCAACGCGAGTGGGCCATCAAGACTTGCATCTCTGAAGATGATGCCTACAAGTATGGTGACAGATTTTCAAGAGGGTGTTTCTATCTTGTATGCACATTCAAGGGATGGCAGGTTCTCAGGTACTTCCAGGTAAGAGTGAAGTTCCGGTTCCACAAGATGGTTAAGGAGAAGATTTACTTCAAGGAGTGTATGCAGCAATGGTTGAAAGACGGGGAATATGTTTTTCTTGCCAAGCAGAGAACTAGCGGATATATCGTAGATGCTTTTTCTGCTTTTGGAAAGCTGGAAGTAAGAACGCATACTTTATGGAGCGGTTTGGGCGACCCTCGCGATATCGGATTCGATGGAGTATATTACGCTTCGGTCCAAGGCAAATATAAATATGCTCTCAGAGACTTCAAGAAAAAGATTCCGTGTGACGAAATCTTCCGTTCCGTTAATGCTAACACATACAATGAAACGCTCATGAGACGTGATGTTGATATGTGGAGAATGTGCAAGTATCACGAAGCTGTCTTCGATAGAGAAAGAATGTCAGCCGTCAAGATTGCTGTCAGACACGGAAAGGCTTCTTATATTTACGATAGCTTGTGGTGGGATATGCTCGACAGCATCACGTATCTCAAGAAGGATGTACGTAACCCTTCTATAGTTTGTCCGGAGAATCTTCGCGAGGCACACGACAAGTGGCTAAAGTCAGCAGACAACAAGAAAAAGAAAATGGAGGACAGAATGGCTAAGCTGCGTTTGATTGCGGAAGAGAAAATGCAACTCAGATATCTAGAGCAAGCTGCTAAAGCCGAAGAGGAGAATAAGAAAAAGGCAGAAGCAATGGCTAATGTATATGTTGACAGAAGAAAGCAGTTCTTTGACATTGACATAAAGGATGGCGCCATAGACATACAGGTTCTTAAGTCCGTCCAGGAGTTCTTTGAAGAGGGCAAGGAAATGGGGCACTGCGTATTCAGAAACGGCTATTACGATGTGAACAGAAAGCCGAACTGCCTCATACTTTCTGCCAAGGTAAACGGGCAGCGTATGGAGACAATCGAGGTAAACTTAGCCGATGTTACCGTTGTTCAATGCCAGGGCCACAGAAACATCAATTCCGCTTTTCACGATGCCATTCTGAAGCTTATCAAAGACAATCTGTGGCAGATAGAATCTAGGCTTCCGAACAGAGCAAGCAGAACGGCGTAATTTTTAGTATTTTTGGCTAAATTTTCTGTTTGATATATTTGCATATATCGGAATTTTTTCGTATCTTTGCGTATGAAAAGAGCCTATTTTGCGGTATTTTTGACTATTCAAGCCGCATATATGCACGATTTTATGTTAAAATATAGTTAATTTCGGATTTTTAGTATTTAATCATTAAATATTTTATTAAATTTGCAGCGATGGAATACGATTACAGTAAGCTCAGAGAGTTCATCAAGCGTTGTAAGTGGCAATGGGCCACTTCAATGATAGACGTTCCTCATGAGTACATTCACAGAGACAAGTGCGCATTGACAAACGACGAGTTCTATTACTTCGTCAGCGCACAGCGAGACAATGGAGTCCATGAAAGATGGGGAAAGTATAATTTCCCGTACCTTTACATTGACGGTTACAAGTATTGGACGATGGGCGATCCATTCGAGACTACTTGGATTCTGAACAGACAGAAGGTTTTCAACGAGTTCGACTTCCTTGAGTGGCCTGTACCGCGAATCTATTCGAACCAGGAAATGGACGTGATGGCAAAGTCAATCATGTTCACGTTCAAGGACAGGAAGTTTTTCGAGGCTGGCATCGGAAACGGAGATTTTGTAGCCTATACCAAGATAAAGCCGGAAATGTATTATGGTGTTGATCCAAGCAAGAAGGCTATCAAGCAGTTCAGGGAGAAGACGACAGGGTTCTTCCGCAGATGTTCCACAATTTCGTTTGAGGAGGCGATAAAGAAATGGATGTCGGCAGACAGCGTTGTGGTAGCTCTTTTCGGTACGGCTTCCTACTTCATGCCTCAGTATCTTCGCAAGCTGGGCGAGAGTGGTCTAGATTATTGCCTTATGTTCTACAAGGATGACTACACCCCTGCAGAGTTCGAGGAAATGCACCATTTCACCTACGACAGAATGCAGCTGAAATCGATGTTCCCAAATTGTAACATATACAATCACAAGAATTTCGTAACCATTTCAAGTAAAAAAATCACCTGGCAACAGGCAACAGTAGAAAATGAATTATTCCCAGTATGATAAAATAGCAAGTAAGTACGACACTTTGTTTCGTGACGAAACGAGTCTCGTTGAGAACCGTGAGGTGGGGCACATGCTCCCACCTCTCAACGGTTCAATTCTAGACATTGGATGTGGTACTGGCTTGCTTACAGAGATTGCAGAAATCGACCCACAGGAATACTTGGGCGTTGACCCTAGTAAAGGAATGTTGGAACAGTTCACTAACAAATACCCTGTCTATAAGGATAGGGTCGTATGTGAGCCTTTCGATGGGAAGAACTTGGATTGCAGGAATTTCGACAATATCGTAGCATTGTTTGGTTCCCCATCTTATCTTTCCCGGTATGCCGTCCTGGTAATATCGCAGTGCAAGGCTCGCAAGTTCTTGATGTTCTACAAGGAGAAGTATCATCCGGTCACTTACGAGAAGTGTGATGTAGAGTTCAGACATTTCTTTTATTCTAAGAAGGTCTTGTGCAGTCTTTTTGGTGAAGAAAACGTATCAGAGTATCACAATTATTTAATAGTAAATTGCGTATGACATCACAGAAAGGTTTGCGTTATGATGGCAGTATCGATAAATACCCCATCACAGAAGGCGAGATTTACAGTTTAGGCAATGGTAGCAAGATTACCATTGCCGATATTACTTTGGGGCTTCCTGAGTTTTCAAAGAATGCCGATTGCGTATTCATCGACCCGGCAGGAAGTAAAGGTGTCCTCAAAGCGTATTATACCAAGGCGGAGAAGCAATGCCCAGTTGACAATTTTGACGAGTTCGTTGCCCACATTAAGAGGTGCATCGAGCAGATTAATCCGGACAGACTATTCGTCGAGTGCTTCTACAGAAATAAGAAGCAGTTGGTTCCTATGGTAGAATCGTTGTTCCCTCATGTAAAAATCTACGAGAACACTTATTATCATAAGCCAGATTGCAAGTGCTGGATTATCCAAGGCACCAAGCAGGCAGAAGACTGGGGACTCCAGGGAATGGATGAATGGGATGCGGTGTTCAAGATTTGTAAGGATGTTCCGTTCAGCTCTATCACAGACTTCTTCATGGGTCAAGGACTTGTTGCCCAAGCAGCCTATGCCGCAGGTAAGGTTTTCTATGGTAGCGATATGAACAGAAACCGTTTGGCAGTAGCCATAAGCAAGGTTGCCAAGCGAGGTGGAGAATGGACAGTAACTAAATAATTACGCATATGATTAAACTCTCTCAGATTATCATCCTCAATGTTCCGAAGCGAGAACGTGAGGGCAAATACCTTAAGAAGTTGATAGAGACCAGCACGAAGCCTTATGGTATTCCTGTCAGTATCTCTATGGACCGAGGTAAGGGTCTTTGGGATAATTATTCCCAAGCGTTGACGCAAGAGGTAGCGGAAGGAACTCATCGTATGGTTATCCACGATGACATTACCTTTGACCGCAACATTCTTGCCAAGATTTTACATATTCTCTCTTTCGCTCCCGAAAACAACGTTATCAGTTTCTACAATCCAACAAATGGTGACTATACTGATTGTTACGCAAAGGGCAAGCACGTTATTTCTACAAAGACTAACTTCTGGCTGCAGGCTAGTGTATATCCAAATGACCTAGCCAAGGACTTTGTTGAAACTTCAAACAAGATGACGGATGATCAGACACGTTATGATGATTCGCGCCTTAAGGCATACCTTCAAGCAAAGGGTATCGACCTTTACGCTATCGTTCCCGGTCTGGTTCAGCATTTCGGTGCATACAGAAGCACATTTAACAATCCAGGCGCCGTAGGTGGCATTCCTCGAAACAGCAAGACCTACGACAACCAGTTTGATGTAGAGTCTGTAGATTGGGAGAGTGAGTTCAAGAATCCTTATTTGGCTAAGTCAAGCAAGGATTGGGTTAAGGAAATCGTAAACAAGGAATTTCTCGATGAATACAAAAAACTCTAAGGAAAATCTAGCCTTGAAATTGGCGAAGGACAATATCGAGGTTGAGCAGGTGAAGCCGCTGCATATTGAATACGTCAAGGTTGATGACATTTATCCAAATGACTATAACCCTAACACGCATGATGCAGACAGTTTTGACCTTCTCATCAAATCGTTGCTCTATTTCGGATTTACTCAGCCTATCGTTGTCAACCGCTCGACGATGCAGATTGTGGACGGAGAGAACAGATACCGCGCCGCCTGCGTCATCGGATATGAGATGGTTCCTGTATGCTTTGTTGATTTCGATCAAGAGAAGTTGAGATATGCAACAATCATGCACAATGCCGCTCGCGGCCACAACAATAATGAAATGATGGGCAGACTTAAGGATTACCTTGACACCCATTTCAGTAATTCCAGCGACAAGGTATTATTAAACAATAGAAATAAGAAATGATATTTTACAGTGACAAAAACGTTTATGAGGCAGCTCTTGAAAGATTCAGATATATCTTTCGGGAGTTTTATGGTAAGCGTAAGATTGTCGTGACGATGTCGGGAGGAAAGGACTCTACCGTGGTTCTCAACCTTGCGCACGAGGTTATGAAGGAGATGGGAATTGAAAAGATTCCCGTCCTCTTCCTAGACCAAGAGGCAGAGACTCCAATGACTATCGAGTATGTACGATACATCATGCACTTACCGTGGGTTGAGCCGTATTGGATTCAGTCATACTTCCAGGAATGGAATGCCTCAAAGGGAGAATGGTTCAATGTATGGGGGCCTGGAGAAAAATGGATTCGTGAGAAGGAACCGGATTCTTATGGTGATTTGGAAATCCCTCACAATCAGTATTTCTCCAAGACCCTTGATCAGGTACACAGAATGCTCTTTGGCAAAGACTACCTAACTTTGGGCGGTGTTCGCATCGAGGAGTCGCCGGCACGTTTATCGGGTCTTACTAGAGGTGAGTGCCTTCCAGGTATTACGTGGGGAGGTGGTGGCGGATATTATAAAGACGGCACACCGAGAAGTCTGGTGCTCTACCCTATTTGGGATTGGAAGGTTTATGATGTATGGTATTACATCTTCAGCAACAAGCTTCCGTACTGTAAGCTCTATAACTATCAGTTCACGCAGAAGCCACTCAGAGCGTGCCGAGTAAGTTCCCTCATCCATGAGCAGGCTATCCACGACTTAGGTTTCATTAAGGAAGTGGATCCATGGTTCTACGACAAGTTGGTACGAAGAGTTGCAAACGTCAATACGTCAGTACACGTCTTTAACGAAATAGCAACATACTGCTACAATTTGCCGCCTTATTTCAAGGATTGGGATGAATACGTTGATTATCTCGCAGACAATCTTTGTGAAGACAAGAAGAATGCGGAGACTATCAAGAAAGGCTACCGTTCCGCCAAGAAGAGAAATGTAGCTAAAGCCGGTCATTGCCAGGAGTGCATTGATTATGTAATACATCAGATTGGCTACACAAGTGCCGTCTGCGTAATTGCGGAGGATTTCGGAATGAAGCGCATTCAGAGCGTAGAGCGTTCTTTGCGTCAGTATTTGAGCGACAATTATGTTAAAATAGAAAAAGCTAATAAGGAATATGAATCTTCAAGAGAACATCAAGAAGGAGTTTGATGCTGCCAAGGATAAGGTGCAGTTTTTGAACGACCTCAGAAAGTATATCAGTTCCTTATCTCCGGAGAAAGTCAACCCTGTAGATTGCGTGCTTTGGGTTGACAAGGATATGGTTGTAGCCAACAACTACAACCCTAACCATGTGGCAGATAAGGAAATGCGTCTTCTCTATACATCCGTGAGGGAAGACGGTTACACAATGCCTATCGTTACCATTTGGGACGAGAAGCTGCAGAAGTATGTAATCATCGACGGTTTCCACAGAAACCTCGTTATCCGCAAGTTTGCGGACATCAATGAGCGATGTGGCGGAAAGCTGCCGATTGTGGTCCTAGACAAGGACATCGACCAGCGTATGGCATCAACAGTAAGACACAACCGTGCCCGTGGAAGTCACTCTGTCGATGGTATGGTAAACATCGTTTTCAACATGCTCAGAGACGGTGTGTCGGAGCGTGAGATTTGCGATAAGGTAGGTCTGGAGCAGAAAGAGCTTGTAAAGCTTAAGTATGTAACTGGCTTTGCCAAGATTTTCAAGAATTATAAGTATAATGCGGCTATCGAAAAGGTTGTCGACGAGAGACGCGTAGCAAGAGAGACAGCCAAGAAGAAGGAGGATAAGAAATGAAAGTAAAGCCAGTTAAGCTCAGTGAAATCTTTCCTTACTATGATAACCCTCGTGACAACACGAATGCGGTTGAGCCTACCAAGGAGAGTATCAAGCGTTTTGGATTCGTTAAGCCTATCCTCGTTGATAAGGCAGGTGTAATCATTGCCGGTCACACAAGATACGTGGCCGCTTACCAGTTGGGCATGGAGTTCGTTCCTGTCGTTTACTCGGATATGGACGACGAAATGGCAAAGAAGTACCGCATCCTCGATAACAAGCTGGCAGAGAAATCTTCCTTTGATGAAGACCAGCTTTTGGAGGAATTGCGCAACATGGAGGTTCCTACCGATATGCAGGCATTCTTCTTTGAGGACATCAACCAGATGCTCAACTTCTCCCTCGACAGCATCAACCAGCAGGCAGAAGAGTATGGTGGCTTCCAGGATGACTATTCTCAGGTTGATGAGGAGAATTTCGAGGCTCCATCAAATGAAGAGGCTGGTGAAAGCGAGGAAGCTCCTTCGGATGAGGAGGAAGACCCTGCCAAGGATTTGTTCGTTCTCAAAGAGCGCGAGGACGGTTCACATTATATGAAGGTCGTTTGCCCATATTGCGGAAATATGGAAACAATAGAAATTGAGGATTAACAGGTATGGAAGAGATTAAGATTAATGACAAGGTAATTGAGTTACCTATTGACAGTATCGTGCCTCATGACGGTTCGCACAAGACCGACGAGACGGCAGTACAGGCAATCATGCAGTCCATCAAGGATTTCGGCATCACTCAGCCTATTTCCGTTGACAAGAACAACGTGATTGTAACCGGTAACGGTGTGTATAAGGCTGCAAAGGCATTGGGAATGGATAAGGTTCCCTGCATCCGTGTTGACTATCTGACTGATGAGCAGATTAAGCAGTATAGAATCGCTGATGACAAGACGTCCGAGTTTGCCACTTGGAACGAGAAGAAACTTCGCAAGGAGCTCTCCTATCTCGGTGATCCTAACAGCATTCAGTTTGCTTTCGATGAGAGCATTGCCGGTATGCTTGGACTCAACGCTAAGCCAAAGGAACAGAAGCCTGCGGCCGCACCTTCCAAGGCTGAGACTAACCATACGGCTAAGAAGGTCGTAACGGAAGCCCAGAAGGACCAGAAGTTCAAGGAGGAAATGAAGGGCGTTGAGGAGAATATCCAGGTCAAGCCTTCAGAGTATTATGAGTATAATTGTTCCGCTTGCGGTAAACTAGTAAAAGTTAAGAAGCCATGACAGATGAATCATCACAGCCGAAAGTAAAGTCTTTCGTACATAGAATCCCCAATCCTGTTGGAAGACCATACAAGATTAAGTCTTCTCAGGAATTATGGGATAAGTTTGTAGCTTACTGTGATGATGTTGAAAATGACCCTTGGCAGCAAAAGACTGGTAGCAATTCCATTGCAGGCGGCAGCGGCAAATCCACAAATTCCATGAGACAAGAGGTAAGGGTTTTCAGAAGAGCCTATACTCTTGTCGGATTTTGTGCTTTCTGTGGCATCGTTCAGAAATGGGCGGATTTCAAGAGAGGTAATCTTAAGAGACCAGGCTTTGAGCAGGTGATAACACAGATTGAGAATGTCGTGATGGCCCAGCAGATTGATGGCGCCATGCTTCATCAGTTTGATTCCAGCATTGTTGCAAGGCTCAACGGATTGGCAGATAAGCATATTCAAGAAGTAACCGGCAAGGATGGCGAGGACTTCAAGTTCCCTAAGCTGTCCTTGGATGATATTAAAGAATTACAGAAGATAAATGGACTTTGAGAAACAACGTTTTCTTCATAAGCAGTTAGTGGCATCGTCCCTGCTGCAATTCACTACTAAGATGTTCGCCTATACTGCTCGACGTGAGTATGTAGTAGGCGAACATCACAGGATTATATGTGATGCGCTCATGGATGTGATAAGGGGAAAGACGAATAAGCTGATTATCAACATCAGCCCTCGTTACGGAAAGACCCTCTTGTGTTCACAGATGTTTATCGCATATGGTCTTGCGCTGAACCCTGCTTCAAAGTTTCTGCACATATCTTATTCCGGAAGTCTCGTCCAGGACAATTCAATGGCAGTCAAGGACACGATAACTTCCACATATTTTCAAACACTATTTCCGAATGTCAAAATCAGAAAGAACGATAACACAAGATCAAAATGGAGCACAACGGCAGGTGGTGGTGAGTATGCTACATCTACCCTGGGTCAGATCACAGGTTTTGGTGCAGGTCAGCCAGACTGGACCGAAGAAGACATAAAGAACATAGATAAGTTTATGGCTACGTTCAACCCCGGTCACTTTTCGGGAGCCATAGTTATCGATGACCCTTTACGACCGGACGATGCTTTGTCCGATAACGTCAGAGAGTCTATCAACAGACGTTTCGAGACAACCATCCGTAACCGTGTAAACTCACGTCATACGCCAATTATCATCGTCATGCAGAGGTTGCACGAGCACGACTTGTGCGGTTACCTTCAAGAGATTGAGCCAAATGAGTGGAAGGTTGTTTCCCTCCCGGTAATACAGACAGACGAGGACGGAAAGGAGCGAGCCTTGTGGCCGTGGAAGCATACGTTGGAGGAGCTGTACAAAATCAAGCATGCCAGCGAGTTCGTATTCGAGACACAGTACATGCAGAACCCTACCCCTATGGAAGGTCTTATGTACCATGCCTTCAGAACATACGATGAGCTGCCGGACAGAAGGTATACAAGAATGATTGGCAACTACACCGACTCGGCAGATACCGGTTTCGACTTTCTTTGCTCTATATGCTTCGATGCACACGATGACGGCTACTATGTTACCGATGTTCTATACACCAAGCGACCGATGGAATACACGGAACCAGCGCAAGCCAATATGGTTAAGCGCAATCAGACAGACGTGTGTTTCGTTGAAAGTAACAACGGTGGCCGCTCTTACGCCCGCAATGTCGAGCGCATAACTAGGGAACACGGAAACAGAATCACCCAGTTCGTAACGTTCACGCAATCGAAGAACAAACAGATTAGAATCTTCACTCGCTCCAGCGAGGTAAACAATAAACTAGTCTTCCCTTCTAATTGGGAACAGTTGTGGCCGGAGTTCGCCCATGATATGAAATCCTACAGAAAGGAAGGATATAACGCCCACGATGATGCACCGGACGCTTGTACGGGCATCATAGAGAAGTGTGAGGAGTGGCTTAATAATGCTACCGATGCACAGCTCAGACGTGGCGGTTTCTTGTAATTTCTTTTTTTACTATGTTAACTAGGCGTTTGCTCGTGAGAGTAGGCGCCTTAACTATTTAGAAATCAGCGTATTATAATTTAGTATTTTTAACTAAAAAAGTCGTTGGTATATTTGCATATATCAGAAAATTTTCGTACCTTTGCATATAGATAAAAGGTAGTACTTTTGAATAAACAGGAGCTACCTTATAAGTTGAACCAATTAAAATTATAAAGATTATGAAGAATTTAGTTTATGCTCGCTTCGAGAGAATGACAGTTAATGAAGTTTCAGAGCTTATGAGAATAGCATCTGAAAAGATGGCAATCAAGGTGTCTTCAGCTACACCTACATTGTTCCGAGTTTCAGCATATGGCATCTTTGATGGAGATGCAGAGGACTGGGGCTTCGAGAGTGCAGATTGCGGATTATTCCAGGGAGAAGAGGAGTTCGAGGCAACCAAGAAGTTGTACGAGACCACAATCGCTTAATATAGGAGGAGGAACTGCTATGAGTGGTCTTTTTGAAACAAAGCTTCTTAAATACAAGAAGCACATCATCCAGGTTTTTGAGGATATGTTCGGTCAGAGATACGTCTATATCGACGGCAAGACGCAGACTTATTCTATTAACAATGCAAAGAGAATGATTAGCCTATGTTGTCAACTGTAATATTCACGGATGGCGCCCAGAAGAATGTGGAGCCATCCAACGGAACGGATTTCTCATTAGAGGAGTTGAGAGGATTTGTTGGTGGCCACATCGAGTTGGTCCGACTCAGCAAGTCGCAGGTAATGGTAGTTAATGAGGAAGGCAAGGTTTACGACCTTCCTCAGAACGAGAACGCCACGATGCTTGTGAATATTGCAGGTATCAGAGACGTAATAGTAGGTAATGTATTAGTTTGTGACATCAATAAAATCAAGTAATATGGATAAGAATGATTTGATGAAGTACCTCGTAGAAGAGGCAGAGTATAGTGAGAGCGAAGTAGCCGAAATGACTAACACAGAGTTGCTGGATCATTGGCTGGAGTACAACGGAATTTGCGGTTACACAGAGGACATCAAAGAAGTTATTAAGGCTGCTTTTGATGTAGATTTGGAGGACTAGCCATGTACAAAGAGAATATAGGAACTGACAGATATGGGCGCACAATGCGCCTATATCACTCCTGCAACACGGTCTATTGCGACCACGCCAAAGACGGAAAGGTTGTAAGGACCAAAGAGGTGCAAGTGGACGACGATGTTATCTCGCTGTTTAATGCCCCTCATACTAGCGGAGCTTATATTTATGATGAAATTTACAGAAGATACGGGATATGGCTATGAAAAAGATTATCACCATTGAAGTAGAAAGCTCTAGTCTAGAGTGCTATAGTAGCTTCTATACGGACCTGGAGTCTTTCGTCACGCACAGAGTGAATGGTACTCCATTGAGAATTAAAATAACCTCAGATATTAAGTAGCGTATGAAACCAATGTTAGCAACAAGATATTATCCGTCACAGACGAAGTTTCCTTGCTTCGCCCAGCCTAAGTATGACGGAGTTCGCTGCATCCTTCATGAAGGAGAAGGTGGCGAGGTTCACCTCACATCGAGAGGCGGTAAGGAATACGATGTTCCTCAGATTAAGGCTTGGGGAGAGAAACACCGCGGTATGCTTCCTTTGGATGGGGAGATATACAACCACCAGGAATTGACCTTCCAGCAGATATGCTCTGCCGTCAAGTGCCGTTCTGCTATGACTGACAAGCTACGTATGGTTATCTACGATGCACAGATTCCGGGAAGCTTTTCTGCCAGATGGAAAGTTCTGCAGGAGGAGTTTGCTTCCATTGATCCAAATGGACCGGTGTATCTTACGCAGACTTTCGTTGCCCATTCAGAGAAGGACATCAAGCGATGGCACAAGATATTCGTTTCCACCGGTTACGAGGGTGCCATTATCAGAAATGCAGATGGAACCTATACCGAGGGCAGAAGCAATGACCTTATGAAGCTGAAATCGTTCGACACGACGGAGTTCAAGGTGGTCGATGTTTTGGAAGCGGAGGGCAATGATGCAGGTACCGCTATATTCAAACTGAAGTGTGGAGAGTACGAGTTCTGTGCCCGCCCGGTAGGTTCAAGGTCACTCAGAGCTCAATACTTAGCCGACAAGGAAGAATTGATAGGTATGGCGGCGACTGTTCAGCATCAAGGGTATTCTGACGCAGGAGTGCCGAGATTCCCGGTATTGTTGAACATTAGGGATTACGAGTAATGGCAGCATTAAATATTAACGAGTATTACGGCTGCTTCTCTTGCGAGGCTGCTGACGAGCATGGAAATGGTTGCAGCCACGGTCTGCTGTTCCCAGTACTGCTTGCGATGGGAAACAAGAGAAGCTGCCCAAACTATAAATTCGAGGAGAAATAACTATGGAAGTAAAGGTTAAGATTAAGAGAAATTATGATCCAAAGTCAACTCTTGCGGTTCTCATTAACTACAAGAGAGGGCTGCAGAGATTGGTAAAATTCACATACCCGGATGATTGGGATATCGACAAGCTCGATTTGTATATCAATTCGCACAGCGAGTTCAATGTAAGAAATGTGCGCTTTTCAGAGGACATCAGTATGATGCGTATGAAAGATAATCTGGAGAAAATCAAGAAGCTGGGATATCGCGTTATCAGCTTGACACAGACGTATGGGTACATCTTAAGAAAGGATGGTAAGTTCCTGTCGTACAGCCTTGCTAGATACTCCTATGAGGGAGGCATCAATTTTACCTATAATTACAAGCCGTCGAGAAGCCATGGAATGGGCTCCATCCAGGGAGCCCCTGAGTTCGGATATCACGAGTTCTCCAATGAAATGATTGACAAGATGATGGACCACCCGAAGCTTTATGGTAAGGTCGAGCACTACAAAGATTTCAATGAGTACCGCCTGCTGAATGCTGGGCGAACAAAGGCACTCAAAAAAATAATCTGATTTTTTTTGGTTCAACACAATAAAGTACCATATGATGCGTTATTAATCTGATAGACGGATTATTAACTAAAGCTTAGCTACCGGCATGACGGGCGCATCATATGGGAAATAGAAAATTTGTTCCACAGGTAGGAAACCATCTTGTAACTATCTCGAACATTTTAGCTGTTGTTTCATTTATAGCCATAATAGGTTCAATTATAACTTGGATAAACGCCTTGAATACTTCTGGCGGTTATGGATATGAAAGTTCAAGTATTAGTGGCATACAGGCATTTGGCTACGTTATTGACTCATTGCTTTGCCTGGTAGGTTCTTTTGTACTCAGAGGATTCTCGTTTATCGTGAAAGCAGCTGTACGCTATCTTGATGAGAAAGGTGAGTTTGATGAAAAGTAGAATGTAATTGCTATGTCATCAAAGCTTATAGTAGATCAAAAGAACGTAAAGTATCTTTTTCAAGATAAAAAAGCGACGTTCTTGATTCCTGATTATCAGCGTCCGTATGCTTGGGGAGAAGACGAATGTAAGGTCTTATGGGAAGACTTATTTTCCTTTTCATTCCCGAATAACAACTGCGACAGCTTCGATTCTTCAGAGAGTTACTTTCTCGGTCCTATAGTAACATTCCGTAATGACGAAGGGAAACTTGAAATCATTGACGGTCAGCAGCGTCTTACGACCTTGCTTCTCTTACTGCGAGCTTTCTACAATCGCCTGGAGCACATGAAAGACAATCGTTCAATCAAGATGCGAGAGGACATAGAAAAGTGCATTTGGAGAGCAAATGAGTTCGGAGAGTATGATCCAAACGACTTGAAGATAAATTCGGAGGTTGCAACTGATAACGACAAGGAAGAATTTATGGATATACTCCGGAAAGGAACATCAGAAGGAAAAAGTCGATATGCGACCAACTTCAGATACTTTCAAGACAAGATAGGAAAATTCATTGAAGAATATCCTTCTTTCTTTGCATTATATCCAGCTCGCATTCTTAATAACTGCGTGCTACTTCCGATAGAGGCTGAGTCGCAAGATACTGCTCTTAGAATATTCTCGACGCTTAATGATAGAGGTAAGCCATTGTCTGACTCAGACATCTTCAAGGCACAGCTCTATAAGTTCTACTCATCCATTGGAAAGAAGGAAGAGTTTATCACTACATGGAAAGAGCTTGACGAACTCGTTACAAAAATATTCCACCCATATCGTGGAACACCTTTGGATGAGTTGTTTACACGCTATATGTACTACGAGAGAGCTTTGCTGACTAATCGTAGTTCTATGACAGAAGGACTTCGCAAGTTCTATGAGAAAGATGGATATGTTCTACTTCGACGAGAGCAGACTTTAGAGAATCTAGTCTTGCTTGCGGACTTCTGGAAAGATGTATATTCTCAGAACGAAGACCGTTTTTCCGTGGATGTACTAAAGCGCTTGTTTGTATTGAATTATGCGCCTAACAGTTTATGGACATATATCGTATCGGTATATTTCATGCACTATAAGAATGCTGAGAATATGCTAGACAACGAGAAGTTCTATTTGTTCTTGAATCGTTTGATAGGCTTTATTTGGGCATATGCTATCAGCAACCCAGGAATAACAGCCTTGCGAGCACCGGTATTCAATGAGATGGTGAATATCATAGAGAACAAAGAGATTGCTTTCGAGAACTATCTATTCCAAGAGGAATTGTTCCGTTCGCAATTCACCAACTTCAGTTTTTCAAACACTCGTGCGATTACGAAGTCGATGATTGTGTGGTGGGCATTCTCTTTCGATAGCCAGGAATTGCTTCCTCTTGACGCAACATATGATATTGAACACATCTTTCCAAGGAACAGACAAGTCAAGGAAGGTGGATTGTCGAGTGACGAGGTTCTTGAAATGTTGGGAAACAAATCGGTATTGGAGCGAAGAGTTAATATTCGGGCATCCGATTACAGATTTGCTGACAAGATTAAGTATTATAATGGTGAGTTCAAATCCACAGGCGAGAGGATTGGAACTAAGATACACGAATTACGAATGCTGTCACAGACGTTGACAGATTTTACAGAAACGGATATTAGAGAGCGTACGTCAAGAATGCTTGATAAGTTTATCGCTTATCTCAAATCTAACTCTCTGATTTCCAATAAATTAAATTCGTAATTTAGGTTAAAAGATTTGGTAATTTGCCGATTTTTTCGTACCTTTGTATATAGAAAGAAGGTCGTAAAATTGACTAAGAGCCAACTACATACAAGGGCAACTGCAACGTTACGACCTGCCGAGGAGACAAAACCGGGACGCTGGTTCTCTTAGGCGATTCTGAGGGCGTAATGAGCGGCTGCCCTTCTTTATAAAATGAGCTCGATGGTTGCATAAACAGAATCTTATGGCAACAAACGCAGACATGAGCTTGAAAGAGTTCGCAAAGGAAATGCTGGTCGAAGTCAAAAAGGACCAGGAGTGGTTAACAAGACAGAAGGAAATCATGGGTGATCTCCAGGAGAGAATCGATGAATGCTTCAAGAGAGTGCAGAAGTGCGACATGACAAAGGGTGTCTATTCAACTACGCAGATGGCGAAGGAGTTGGGCATGAGCAGCGCACAGAAGTTGTACGAAGAGCTGAAGGAGGTTGGCCTTGCGTTCAACCAGGGTTATGAGTGGATGCTGACAAGTCCCTACTCCACCTATCAGCTAACTGAGGTGACTACCCACATCATCAAGGGCAAGTACACAAGAAGACCTCTTTGGACGGAGCGAGGCAGACGCTGGCTTCTCGCATTGAAGGAGAAGAACATCATCTGCAACCTGCCGAAGCCAAAAGTGCCGAAGGCTGTTGAGAAGAGTATTGCTTCTCAGTCTGGCGAGAAGAAGGAAGAGGTCAAGGTCGAGCCGCCAACACCGCTGATGAAGAAAGCCGAGACGCTTAAGGATGAAATCAGCTGCCTTTTGAGTCTCATCACAGAGGTCGGAAAGGGAGAGACGATGCTCCTTATGGGAGACATTATGACAATCTCCACCACCATCAGCGAGCACGTGAGCACGTTGGCTTTCGAGGCTTACAAGACATTAAATGCACCAGCGAGGGCTTGAACCAATTAAAATTCCAAGAAAAGATTTGGATTTTCCAAAATAAAATATTACCTTTGCAGCGGTGAAGGAAAAAGATAAATAGGGATTGGATAGACCTCTCACACGTCGGTCTTCGGATGCAGACTTCGGGAGGGTTTCCAATCCCTTGTTTTTAGTTTAGTAATCTCATAGTATAAAGGATATTTTCACTTGTAAGTTTAGCCTTACATTCTATTCGTTTTCCTTGATAAGTAGCATGGAATACTTTGAACTGAAAATCATGATGGTTACCTTCCTCAATCCTGTCAAATGTTGCTGTAGGAAACCATTCGTTTACATCGGCTGCAATTTGTATTGTTTCGCTAAGTCTTCTATTTCTAATATTCTTTGCCATCGTTTCAGAAAAGAAATTTCGTCCTACCACAAATTCCTCATTATTATTATTGAGATAAAGTCTTCTAGCCGTTTGACCGTCTGGTAACTCTACCTCTCTAAATTTCTCTTGAAGAGTTTCATTTATAAGTTCGCGAAGTCTAGCCCTAACTTCAGGCGAGTTCTGAGTTGCTATTCTTATTTGTCTTTGAGGTCTTTCTGAACGAGCATATTGGGTGATATAGGAAGACTGCTTTACTTTGTCTTTATTGTCATTCACCCAATTTGTGAAGTTCTTAGGCATAGTATTGCTTGGTTGTTTACCGCTCCAATACTCCTTTTCACTCATTATTACCGGGATGGCATAGCACATACAATTTACGTGCCAACCAACCCAAGGAAAATAACTCGGATAGACACCTGCAAGCAAATCACACATATCGTGCTTATGGCTAGGATTGTTGGTTGTCTTTATCTCCTTGCCTTTAATATAGTCCATCCTAGCCCATCTTTCCTGCTCGGCAGAACGGTAGGCCATGTTTATCTCGTTACGTGCCAGACGCACGCTTCTGTACTCACAGTTCTGAATGGTTATGGCTTTTCCGTATTTCTTCTTATAGGCTTTGGCAAGTGATGGATAATCATTAAGGTACTTGCTGACCTTCTTGCTGAGTTTAACAGCACTCATACCCTTCTCTATGCCGACAGACAGAGATTTCTCCAGAGCCTCCTTTACATCAGCTCTCTGGTTCCATATTCTTTCTGAAAGACCGAGACCTTTAATCTTTCTCTCTATGAAAGCCTTCTTTGCCGCGTTGTTGTGCTCAAAGTAAGCTTTCTGCTTTGCGTCCGCTATCTTCCTAGTAAAGGTGCCGATTACTCTTTTGGCAAGTAGGTCCTGCAGCGTGTTACTGTTCTTCCATTCGTCCGATATGCCATTATAGACCAATGCCTGCATATTGTTTGAATAGTAATCCAGCAAGGCGTTCACCTTCTTTTCTGTTCTAGGGTAATCATCAAAAGAGAACTCGCCATCCCCATCGAATTCGGTGGAGGTGGCGATTTTAGAGGACTCCTTGGCAAGAGTCTCATAGATGGAAATGATTTTCCGGGTATAAGCGTTCAGTCTCTTGCCAAGGTCTTTATATGCCTTTTTCTGATTAGGCAGTTTTGGCTTTTTCATACAAGTTCATTTTAAAATGTTTGCAGCAATCCCAGTTGAGAAGAACGCTCCATTCTTGATATGGGCATTTGGCTAGGATAGGCTGACCTTTAAGGCTCATACTATGGAAGTCAGTAGCATGAGCACATTCACGGCAGAAGTGCCGTTTCTCTTCTTCCTTTTTCTTTCTCATAGCTATTCCTCCGAGAATAAGTTAGGCATTGAAGCAGCTGTTCTGGTTGCCTCGGCTTCGTCCTCTTCGAGAATCTCTTTGTAAGTAGCGTCTGGATCGTCGGAAATGCCAGCACGTTTGATTGACTCTTTCTGGCTGATGATTGGCTTGTTTCCGTTGCCCTTCATCCACTTTTCAATTTGGGTCATCTCGTCCTCTTGGATGAATGGAGTAATGATGTGCTCTACAGTAATCTCATCCATCCTAGCTGCCCACTTCGTGTTCATCTTGGAAAGGAACGCCTTTATGACGTTGGTTTCTCTCTCGAAGCCTTCAATCCAGGCACCAGTCTCCTCTCCTATCTTAAGATGGGCATCCATGAGGAGTGTCTTTCTTGAATCGTAGCCGATATTGCCAAGGCTCTTCAAATTCTCGAAACTGATGTCAGGCATCTGGGATTGCATGAAGAAAAGCTTGACGAGAGTGTCAACGTGATACTTAAGAGCCTCGATAGCCTGCTGCCAAGACACGTAGCTGACATCGCCGTCTTCGCTGACTCTATATACCCTCTTGCTCTCTCCCTTCCGCTCCATTCCAACGATGGCACCGGCAATCTTCAAGACAGGAGCGGAATTGTATGCCACAACATCGCTGTTTCGGGAAATGGTGTACTCGATATTCTCACGGATAGGTTTCAATCCTTCCCAGCATGGCTTGTGACGGTACCAGAACACGGCTGGAATCTTGTCGATAGAAATTTCATTTTCATCCACCAAATTCCATCCGGACTCTTCATCGTCTGAAGACAGGTCCCACTTGTAATGATGGTCTGCCGTATAGGTCTCGAAGAAGGTGTGCTTTGTGTCAGTAACCTTACGCTTATACTCGAATGACAGAGCAAGCAAGTCGTCATACTCATCAAAGTAAGGATAGATGTCAACTCCGTCCATTGGAGAGAATGTCTTACATTTCAGTTTGTACTGACTGTCGAAGCCGTAGAGCTTGTTAGACTTCTTCTGCGTGTACCAAAGTGTGAACATCTGGCAAGAGGCGTAATAGCACTTTGCTCTGTGCATGTTCACGGCATCAATGTGTGCACAGGTGTAGATTTTCTCGATGGCACGCACAATCGTCTTCAGTTCCTCGTCAGCCTGATCATACGTATATACACGCTTGACCGGTATAGCCATTGTGAACTCAGAGATTCTTCTAGTAAGAAGTTTCTCCAATCCGATAGGCAATCTAGCTGCCTTTTCTACCACTCCGTCATCAAGCGTTCTGTCCTGTCTGCCAACGTGGTCTTCTACAATTTCATGGAGCATAGGCTCATACTCAGATAACAGGGTACTCCAAAGTGGAATATCCAACACGCGTTGCTTCAGCTCTCCTATGATGCTGCCAACGTCATTTCTTTTAAAAAGTTCATTAAAGTCTATCATAATCTTCTAACTTTTGATTTGGCAAATTTACAGATATATTCGCATATATCTAACGTATTTAGTATTTTTAACTAAAAAAGTCGTTGGTATATTTGCATATATCAGAAAATTTTCGTACCTTTGCATATAGATAAAAGGTAGTACTTTTGAATAAACAGGAGCTACCTTATAA